CCGAGCGCAGCGCATGCCTCATGCTCGAGCAGCGGGCAGTTATAGAGCCGCTCCTCGTTGGTCCCCCACATCCCGGCCGGTGTGTAAACCGGCAGGCCGTTAGCGGAGCCGAGCGGCACATACAACTTCTCGAGCTCAGTAGAAGCATCGTTGTTGTAGAGCCAAATAGCTCTGCTTTTGCCCTTGCGGGTCATGTGCTGGCGCATCTTCGAGACGTTCGCAAAGACGATCGTGTCGGCTGACTGGCTGTCCTCCTTTGCCTGCGCGACCAAAGCGGGCGAGTTGAGAATACCCAGCGGCTTCCCGACACCGTCGCCTTCCAGGATCGCGGCGTCGAGCAAGAATCCGAACTCCTCCGGGAACGCCTGGCGGATAATGCCATCGAGAGCCGGAGCATCCCGCAGCAAGTCGTCGGTGACGTAACAAAGTGCCATCAACTCCTCGAGCGGAGTCCGGACCTTGCGGAACTTCGGCTTGCTCGGATCTACCGTTGACGCTTCCGCGACCCAGTAACCACGCACACCGCCGAACCGCGAGCCGTCAACCCGTGATGTTTCGTCCACGGTCACCAGTTCGATTGCGTTTGAACCCTGGGAGACGGGAATCTTACGCACTCGGCTTGCGAGAACGCCCGCAGCGTAGCTGTCCCGAATCAGCTCGACCATAAAGTCGGACTGGAGCAGGAACTTCCCTTCGCTCTCCTGGGTCTCGTTTAAGCCGGAAGCGGCTCGAACTTCGTCAAGACGTTTGTCCACACGACCGCCGGGCATACTAGCGCGCTGCACGCAGTGGAGCTGCTCGCCCAGAGTTTTGAAACCGCGGTAGTTCCCCTTTTCGTCGTGGTTCTCAGCTCTGACCACGGTCACTTGAGGCGACCGGTATGCAGGCTCACCGAGAGAGTCGACAGCCGAGCGTGACTCTTCGAGCTTCTTTGCGCGCTCGATCGCCGCCTCGGTCTCTTTGACTTGGTTTTCTAACTCGGAATACCGGGTCTGCTCCTCCTCCGAGAACTTGCGGATATTCCCCTTCTCGTCCACAACGCCGTCGTTCATGCGCTGCATTTCAGAAAGCAGCTCATTGAGGCGCTTGATAAGCTTCTCTAACATCGTCCTCCCCCCAACAATTCATCAGCTTAAAGGCGCGTTCAGACGATTTCGTTGTGAAATACGCTGACCTGCGGCCGCAGGCACGTAAATGGGACAGGACCGCGTTGTGCTTTCCTGTTGGGGTTTGGTGGTTGCTGCTCTTAGGGTAGCGCAATTAACGCGCAGGGGAAGACCCTACTTTTAACCGGCGCAGAGCGATCTGCCGATCCCGGAGCATTTTCTCCCCGACGGCCCGGTCCAGCTCGCGCATTGCGCCCATACGGGAGCGAACCGCACGTTCGACGTCGACCTCAGTTTCCTCGTATGCCGGAAAGGTTACGACGGACACGTCAAAGAGCCGCGCCCGAGTGATCGTATAATGCGGCTTCTTGTCCTCTTCGTAGCGAGCCTCCTCCGCCTCAATGTAAAAGCCGAAGCTCATCTGTGACACATCGCCTCGCTCGATGAGCACAACGGTGTCCCGGCCGAGCTGCGTATCAGGCGGAAGGATGCGCGACTTCAGACCTTTTTCGTCCTCCTCCAGGCTGAGCGTGCTCGCCTTTGTGCGGCCCAGCACCAGGTTGACGTCGTGGTTGAATAGCGCCCGGACGTCGTCTTTGCGAGCGAGCGAGTCAGAAAAGGCGCCTGGGGCAATGGACTCGGTAAACCAGAGAATCTCTGCAGTAACGTCAAAGAGCGCTGCATAGCCAACAATCGGTGGGAGCGAGTCGTCGCCCTCCGCGCGCTGCTCCGTGCGCATGTCCTCGACGTTGACCAGTTTCCGGCGAAATACCGGCTCCTTTAGCGTAATTTGTTCAATTCTCGCTGGCATCGTCTTCTCCCTCCTCCTCTAACATTTTCAGGAGCGCAGTCGCCCATATTCCGGAGTCGTCCGCGGACAGGGCCCTTTCCTGGTTCTTCATCAGATCGAGCGTGCGGCGGTCCTGGTAGGACTGCGCAAATGTCTCAAGCGGCGCCGCCCTCGCGCCCCAGGCGATAGCGACAGGCTCGAGCGCATCCCGGATCAGTGTTGGGTGTGTCTTCCAAAACTGCTCCATGCGCTGCATAAAGTCTGGCTTGTTCGCAGCATCCCGGATCGCCCGCTGCTCCCTCCGGACGAGGCGCCCGATTAGGTCCTCGGCGAGCGGCCGGAATCGAGCGGCCTTCAGCGCCGACTCTTCCTCCGTACGGATCCGTACGCTTTCTCCCTTACCCCAGCTCTCCCGCTTCTCGAGGCGGCCGATAGTCGGCATGCACCGCTCATCCTCAGAATCGGCCGGCGCCTGCTCCTGTGACTGCGCAGGAACCGCCGGAGTCTCTCCGAACTTGCTAATTGGGACCAGGTTGTGCGAGAGCATCGGTTCGTCCGCGAGCTTGTGGTCGTATGCGTTCTCGTCGAGCAGGTTTCGGCCCTCGTTTATGGTCTTGAGGCCATACTGCAGCGCCTGAATGATGGCGTTAGTCCGGCTCGCGAGGTCTCCTCGGACCAAAGCGTCGAGGTTAAACCGGACAAACAGCTCCCGCTCCTCCGGCCGGTTCAGTAGCTGAAACTTGATTGCCCTCTCCCACCGCGTCGAGTGCGGCTGCACGGTGAAGGTCCGGAAAATGATCTGGAGCTGCTCGACGGAGGCATAGCTCATTCCAGACTCAGTAACCTGTATCATTACCGGTGGCATGCGGTAAATGCGGGCGATGTCCAGCACGGACGCCTTCATCAGCTCGAGGAGCTGAGCGTTGCGGTTGGTCATCTGGTTGGGGTTGTATTTGGCGCCGCCCTCGAGCAGCGCAGCTCCGCCGGTTTTCGCGAGGCCGAAGTATTTTTTTACGGACTGCAAGAACCGGAGAGCCTTCTCCTCGTCGTCGAACGTGTGCGGTGTTTCAATCCAGCCGCTCATTAACGCCCCGTTCTCGAACGAGAGCGCCTCATGCTCGAGCAGTGCCATCGAGACGCCGAAAGTCTCAGCAGCGGCCATTATCGGGCTTCTGCCGGTCACTCCGTCGCGGCTCTTGTATCGCAGATGAAAAATCTTGTCCGGCCCGTAATCCTCTGTCCGGCCGTTCGGGTCGGTGTAATGGTAGATCGGCCGGTTGTCCTTGACCTCGACCCGTACTTTCTCCGGGAGCAGCGGCAGGAGCTGGTCAATCCATCCGCCCCGGGTACGCCGGATAAACGCATAGGCGTTGCCCTCGGAGAGCGTGTGCTGCTCCATCGTCTCAAAAAACGTGAATGAGTCCATTAGCTCGTTCGGCGCATGCCGGATGAGCTGGTAAAGCGGGTTGTCCTTGAGCTTGACTTTGTTTCGCTCGTCCTCTTCGGAGAAAACCGTCGCGGGAAGCATGGCGATGCTCTCTTCGATCGCGGTCTGGCAGGCCCACACAGCAGCGATACGCTGCGCGGTTGTGGTGTTTACCCGCATCCCGGCGGTGCTTCCGCGCTTGTTTGCGACGGAGTTGTCGAACCAAAAGTCCGACCACGGCGGCGGGTTGCCGGGGTTCTGCTGGTTTTGGCGGAAAAGTTTGCTCAGAAAGCCCAAGGCGAAGCTGGTCCTATCGCTCGGGCACGTTTTGGGGTCTGCCCCAAGGTTACCAGATTCTCAGGCCATGGCTAGACCCCGCTCGTTGTACGGGTTTCGGACCGGCTGAGGAGCGATGAGTAGCCGCCCGATCGCCATGGCCGAGGCGACAACGCCGTCCACGCGGTCCTTGGACTTGTCCTTTGCGACCTTGATTCGCTCTGCGGCGTCGTGGATGATGCGCGCGTTTCCGATCATCCAGCGCATGACAGGGTTGTCCCCGTGCATCATCCGTCCCTGGAAAATGAGGTTCTCCATCTGCTCGTAGGGACCATTGAGCGCCGGGAATGTCTGCATGTGCTTGAACACCTCGAATCCGTCGTCTGCAAGTTCCTGCGCGAGCTGGTGCGCCTTGGCCGGGTCGACGGCAATTTCGGCGATCTCGAAGCGCTCGGCAAGCTCGTTGATGTCCCGGCGGACAATGTCAAAGCGGGTAGTGTCGCCTGGGGTCGTTCGAATGAAGCCCTGGTCCGCCCAGGTCGGGTAGTCCACGCCGTCCTCCTCGTAGCGCCGGCGCTTGCCCTCCTCCGGAATCCAGAAGAACGGGAGCAGGTACACGCGCGGGAGCTTCTCCGCGCTCCGGACCTTGGCGTCCTTCTCGTCCATGAACGCAAGCACAAAGGCGCTTAGGTCGCGGTTGATTCCCATATCGAGGCCGCCGAAGCAGCGTTTGCCCTCGAGCAGGCTCCAATCGATCGCGCCCGCGCCGAGGTCCCACTTCTCGGTTGGTATCCAGGCCTCGGCGCCCTCGTACCAGATGTTCATCCGCTTTACGAGAAAGTGAAACTTCTTCGACGGCCGCTGGTGCGCGAGCTTAATCTCTTGCTCGAAGTCCTCCCACTTCAGCGAAAGCCCGATCTGCGGGTTTGCCTTCTGGCATTCTTCGTACGTGTCCCACTTATTCGGGTCGTCAGGCTCGCAGAGGTAAACAAAATACTCCTCGTTATCGACTCGGTGCTCGAGCAGCGACTTTGCGAAGTCCACCTCCTCCGCGCACGGACACTTGCTATTGATTCCCGCGGTCGTGATGATGCCGATGAGCGCTTGCTCACGCGCGCCGATGCCGGTCTCAAGCACGCCGACCATCTCATCGGTCTTGTGCGCGTGGTACTCGTCAATGAGGCCACAGTGAACGTCGAGGCCGTCGTGTCCTTCGGTGTCGCGACCGAGCGGCCGCATAACGGACTCAAGCTCTTCGCAGAAAAGAGACTTTGCAAAGCGTTGAACCTCTCCGGCAAGAAGCGGTGAGGCGCGCACCATGCGCTTCGCCTCATTCCAGACGATTTTCGCCTGCTCCTCCTTGGTCGCTGTGCAGTAGACCTCCGCGCCGTACTCGCCGTCGGCGACCAGCATGTAGAGGCCGATCGCGGCTATGAGTGTTGATTTTCCGTTTTTCCGAGGAACGAAGATAAAGAACCGGCGAAAGCGCCGCGTTCCGTCTAGCCGCTTCCAGCCGAAGAGCGGCCGCAGGATATCCCACTCCTGCCAGTCCGACGGAACGAACTGTTTACCGCGCCACTTGCGCCCCTTAGTGTGTTTGAGCTGCTGGAAGAACCAGATCGCGTGGTCCGCGGCTTCCTCGTCGTAGTAGTAAGGGAAATCGGGGTCGCCGATGCGCTTCAGGTCGCGCTTGTGCCTCTCGCGCGCAAGGATGACCCACTTGCAGACCGGTATGTCGCGATAGGAACCGGCGCCCCAGGAGTCCGCGATTTCAACATAGCTCCGCAGCACATCTCACCCCTCACCTCGCGTTCCGAAACAGCCTGTCCCTCGCGGTCTCAACTCCGCGGCTTGCCGCCGGCGGTGTCATCCCGACGCTAATTCCGGCGCGCGATGCCGGAGTCATGCCGAACTGCGCCTCGATGTTTCGAAGCTCCTTAGACAACTGCAGCATGATTGAGACCTCCGGGAACTGCGCGAGGTACTTCACCCGCTTCGGTGTGCCTGCTTTCTTCTCGGCGTCGGTCTGCTCGTGGAAAATGGAATAGTAGAAAGAATCCTTCGCGTCGAGAAAGGTCTTTGCCTTGTGGTATTTCACGTAAA